TTACTGGGCAGCCGTGGAGTTCGGCACCTGGGATTTGCGCAACGCCTCATGGCAAACCGCCAAAGGCCGCTGGACGCGCCTGCTTGCGGAAAAGCTGGCCAAGCAGGATTTGCCCGAGGTGCCACCGCGCCGCGATGCACTGCCCGCACCCGGTCAAGGCAGCGCCGACCCCGAGAAGGTGCGCAAGATCATCGAGGAATGCAAAGCCCGCTTCAAGGTCATGCCAGTCATGGCGGAGAGGGGACGGTGACATGCCAAGCCTGCGAATCATCCAAGCAACGGCTCACCTGTGGGGCGTACCGCTTCCAGTGCCTGGAGTGCTGCACCCGCCTGGTGTTGTCCGCCTACCCGAACAAGGCCCAAGCGTCAGCCATGCTGGCAGCCATCGAGCGTTTCCCGTTGAGCCCTGGCCGGGAGCAGGTGCTGGAGTCCGTGCGCCAATGCCTGGAGAAACGCCGCTCAGCTGGGCCGAAGTCCACCACGCCGTGAGGGAGGGCCTGCTGTGAGCCAAGGCGACAAGTGGATCACGCCCGATGGGCGCGAAGGCATCGAGGTCCGGCGCGACGACAAGTACCTGTACCTGTCGATCCTGGTGCCGTTCTGGCCATTTCCGACCCCGCCAGAGCCATTCCTGCGCCGAGTCTGCCGCCTGGCACCGATGAAGTACTACGGGGGCAACGCACCCGTTGACGTTGAGGACGCACTGCTGTGAGCAAAGCCATGCGCCTGACGCCCCAACAACTGGTGGACATCAAGGCCCGAATCGCTGGCAGGCCTTCGGTCACTGCCATGCGCGACAACCCCGCTGAGAAGCAGCGCCGCGCCCAGAAGTACGGCAACGAGAAGGTGACGGACAAGGGCCTGAGCTTTGACAGCAAGGCCGAGCACAAGCGCTGGCAGTACTTGGCCATGCTGGAGCGGGCAGGGGAGATCCGTGACCTGCGCCTGCAAGTGCCCTTCGAGTTGATCCCGTCCCAGATCAGCCCCAGCGGCAAGAAGGAGCGGCCCACGGTTTACCTGGCCGATTTCGTCTACATCGATGCGAAAGGGTGCCAAGTTGTAGAGGATGTGAAGGGAGCCGTGACGCCTGAATTCAGGCTCAAGCGAAAGCTGATGCTGTGGCGGCACGGGATTGAAGTGAAGGAAGTTCGATCATGAGCGCCAAGAATGAGCATGGCTTGACGCCACAACAAGAGGTCTTTGCCCAGGAAGTGGCCAAGGGCAAGAGTCTGAGCGAGGCCTACCGCGCCGCCTACAAGGCCGCAAAGATGAAGCCCGAGACCGTCAACGATTCGGCCTCGAAGCTGATGGCCAACCCACAGATTACCCATAGGGTTCGCCAACTTCAGGCCGCCGCCGCCGACCGCGCCGAGTTGGAGGCCACCCAAGTACTGCGCGAGATCAAGCGCGTGGCCCTGTCCGACATCGCCGGGATCATGCACGACGATGGTCGCGTAAAACTGCCCCACGAACTGGACCCGGCCACTCGCGCCGCTGTGGCCAGCTTCAAGATCGATGAGTACGGGCGCATTGAATACAAGTTCTGGGACAAGAACTCAGCCTTGGACAAGGCCGGGAAGATCTTGGGCCTCTACGAACTGGACAACAAGCAAAAGTCCGATCCGTTGGTGGATCTGCTGGCCAGCCTCAGCGGCAACGTGCTGGGGCCTGCGCAAGGACTGCCACCCATTGACGACGAGGACGAATGAATGAAACCGCTTTACATCTTTGACCTGGACGGGACCCTGGCCCTGATCGAACACCGCCGCCACCTGGTTGAGGGCGAGACCAAAGACTGGCGCGCCTTCTTTGCTGCGTGCGTGGACGATGAGCCCAACACGCCTGTGATCGACACCCTCTTGCGGCTGCTGGACACCGGCTGCGATGTTTGGGTTTGGTCTGGCCGCAGTTCTGAGGTCATGCAACCCACCCAGGACTGGCTGGCCGAGCATCTGGGCGATTGCGCCCATGGCGTGCCGCTGTGCATGCGCGTGGAGGGCGACTACACCCCGGACGAACAACTGAAAGCGGCATGGCTCGATGCCATGAAAGCGCACGACCGCCGCCGACTGGTGGCTGTGTTTGATGACCGCCAGAAGGTGGTGGACATGTGGCGCGCTAGGGGCGTGGCCTGCTTTCAGGTGGCACCTGGAGGGTTCTGAGCATGAATGTGGTGCTGTACACCCGAGACATGGAGCCCATCACGGTCATTGACCTGCCGTTGTGGGCGCTGGAGTTTGCGCAGCGCATGGGGCGCGTTCGCATTGAAGCCGCTGATCCGGTTGACATGAACCAACTCATACCCGGCCAGCGCGTTGATTCCTTGCGCTTTCACATCGTCACCCTGGAGTTTCACCGCCTGCTGCTGTCACGAGACCGCGAAAGCTGGATAGTGACCGTGGATGATGACGTGCTTGCCTTGAAGCTGCGCCCAGCATGGCTGCCTGGCCAGAGAGCCAAGATCAACCAGTACGAGAGCGAAACCAAAAAACTAGCGGGCATGCTGCTCGATGTGCTTTCCCGTGGAGTCGGGGGGCACTGATGGGGCTGGACGCTGCCACCTTGGCCAAGCACCTGAACGATCCGATGTGGAGGATCTGCAACCTCTACAAGATCATCATCAAGGGCGACGACGATGCCGACATTGGGCTGGTGGTGCAGTTCAAGCCCAACCGCGCCCAGCGCCGCCTTATGGCCAGGATGCACACGCGCAACATCATCCTCAAGGCCAGGCAGTTGGGTTTCACAACCCTGATCGCCATCTTGTGGCTGGACACCGCGCTCTTCTCAAAGGACCCAATCCGGTGCGGCATCATCGCCCAGGACAGGGAGACCGCAGAGGCCATTTTCCGCGACAAGGTGAAGTTCGCCTACGACAACCTTGAGTCAACGCTGCGCGAGGCCATGCCGCTCAAGAGCGAGAACAAGAGCGAGTTGCTGTGGGCGCACAACGGATCGAGCATCCGTGTGGCCACATCTGTGCGCGGCGGCACCATCCACCGGCTGCACGTGTCCGAGTTCGGCAAGATCGCCGCCAAGTTTCCGGACAAGGCCCGCGAGGTGGTGACGGGCTCGCTGCCCGCCGTGCCCAAGACCGGCATTGCCGTGATCGAGTCAACCGCCGAAGGGCAGGACGGGCCTTTCTACGACATGACCATGCGCGCCAAGGCGCTGCACGATCAGGGCTCAAGCCTCACGGCCAAGGACTACCGTTTTCACTTCTTCCCTTGGTGGGAAGAGCCGAACTACACCCTGGAAGTCGAGGGCAAGATCAAGCGAGTGCTGACCGAGGGCCAGCGTGCCTGGTACGTCACCACCATGCGCGCCGACTTCGCGGACGAGGCCCCGTTGATGTGGCAGGAATACCCCAGCTACCCGGATGAGGCCTTCCAGGTATCGACCGAGGGCTGCTACTACGCCACACAGTTGGCCAACGCCCGCAAGCAAGGGCGCATCGTGCCGTACCTGCCAATCGAGGCTGTGCCGGTCAACACTTTCTGGGACATCGGGCGCGGGGACATGACCTGTATTTGGCTGCATCAGCGCATTGGCCCTGAAAACCGCTTCATTGGCTACTACGAGGCCAGCGGCGAGGACTTCATTCACTACACGACTTACCTCCAGGGGCTGGGCCTGCCGTTTGGCCGCCACTACCTGCCGCATGAGGCCGATCACAAGCGCATGGGCGAGACGCCGGACACCAACCGCTCGCTCAAGGAAATGCTGGAAAACCTGATGCCTGGCCAGCGCTTTGAGGTGGTGCCTAGGATCACAAACCTGACCGCAGGCATTCAGGCCACGCGCAATGTGTTCTCGTCCTGCTGGTTTGATGAGGGCAAGTGCTCCCAGGGCCTCAAGCGCCTGGGCAACTACCGCAAGAAGTGGGACAAGACACGTGGTTGCTGGTCTGACCAGCACGAACACGACGACAACAGCCACGGCTCTGACGCCTTCCGCCAGTTTGGCCAGGCTGCCGATGCCGGTACCGCCTTCATGACCGCCATCGCTGCGCCGCGTCCACCTGGTGCAGGTGCGTTCAAGCGTCGAGGTTCGGCCATGGCGGTTTGATTACTTCTTCACCTTGATTTGAGTAGGTTGTTGGTACGAGTTCACCAAGTACTCGACCCGCGCCTGCTCCTGCCGCACGCAGTTGATGAACGATTCCGTGCCGCGAGAGTAACCAAGACCTTCGCAATAAGGGCCATGACGTTCAATTGCTCTGGCTGCCCGTTCTTGTGGCGTGGCACAGGCTGCCAGCAATGCAACCAAGAGGAATACGGACAGGCTTTTCAGTGACTTCATGCTTACTCCTTTTTTGACATTGACTTATGCAGATATCGCCTGACTGAGGCCTGACATTCCTCTGAGCCGTGGCAAGCATGGCATTTTTGGACCCCAGTTCATTCTGGGGCCGACATGCCAGCAACCATTGACACGCGCAAAGCGCACCTGACGCGCCAGCACGGCGACATCACAACCATCTTCACCTGGGTCAACGACGAGCGGGCCATGGTGATGGTGCCGACCTTCCGGGCCGGTGCACCTTGGTTCATCGTCATGGAGTCGGCTGCATTCACCTGGGATGACGAGAACTCCCGCAACGTGCCCGAGGTCGTGCGCAAGTCCATGAAGGCCTGCGAAGTCCTGGGCATTGAGCCAACCCCCACCAACTGCCGCCGCATCGCGGGCATCGTCATTGACGCACTGCCCGACCTGATCCGCATGCCTTCATCGCCGCCCAAGGAGTACCACCGGGCGAGCTTTGGCCACATGGAGTTGCGCGCAGATGGCCAGGCCCTGGCTGGCGAGGACATCCGAGTGGAAAAAGAGGGCGTGACCTATGGCTGATCTCGATGTGCGCGTCAAGCGCAACACCGCACCAGGTGAGGACTACTTCAACCGCCAGGCGCAGACCATGGCCAGCGAAGGCCGCGAGGTCATGGACCCCAAGGCCGACCCGCTGGACAGCGACGAGTCCCGCTCCGAGCTTCGCAAGCTGCTGGAGTGGTTCTATCACGAGAAGGAAAAGCAGTCGCTCAACCGCCTGGAAATGGCGATGGATGCCGACTTCTACGACAACCTCCAGTGGGACCCGGACGATGCCCAGGTGCTGCGTGATCGCGGCCAGATGCCGCTGGTCTACAACGAGGTCGCGCCCATGGTGGACTGGGTGATCGGTACCGAGCGCCGCACCCGTGTGGATTGGCGCGTGCTGCCGCGCACCGAGGACGATGTGGAGATGGCCGACACCAAGACCAAGGTCTTGAAGTACGTCAGCGACATCAACCGTGTGCCATTTGTGCGCTCCCGCGCCTTTGCCGATGCCGTGAAGTCCGGTGTGGGCTGGATCGATGACGGGGTGCGTGATGACCCGACCCAAGACATCCTGTACTGCAAGTACGAGGACTGGCGCAACGTCATTTGGGATTCATCGGGCTACGAGTTGGACCTGTCCGACTCGCGCTACCTGTTCCGCTGGCGCTGGGTGGACGAGGACGTGGCCCTGATGATGTTCCCAGGGCGCAGGCACGTCATTGCCTCAGCCGTGGAAGAGGCCGCCCACTACACCACGGACGGATGGGAAGAGGACACCTGGTACTCGCCCGCCGACATGAACAACGTCAAGACCGGCACCCTGTACGCCAGCGGTGTTGGCCAACTGGCGGACGCCAAGCGCCGCAGGGTCAAGCTGATCGAGTGCCAGTACCGCAAGCCCGCCACCGTCAAGGTGGTATCCGATGGCCCGCTCAAGGGTTTGATCCTGAACCAAGGCGATCAGGCCATGGTCGATGCCGTGGCCAGGTCGGGCAGCTACATCGTGGACAAGGTGATGATGCGCGTGCACATCGCCGTTTTCACCGAGAGCCACATGCTGGGCATGGGGCCATCGATGTTCCGGCACAACCGTTTCAGCCTCACCCCCGTCTGGTGCTACCGCCGTGGGCGGGACCGCCTGCCCTACGGGATCATCCGGCGCGTGCGCGACATTCAGCAGGATCTGAACAAGCGCGCATCCAAAGCGCTCTGGATGCTCAACACCAACCAGGTCATTGCCGACGAGGGCGCAGTCGATGACATGGACGTGCTGCGCGATGAGGCCGACCGCCCCGATGGCCTGATCGTCAAAAAGCCAGGCAAGTCCATCGAGATCCGCCGCGACACCGATGCCGCCACCGGCCAGATCCAGATGATGGCCATGGATGCCCAGAGCATCCAGAAGTCAGCCGGTGTGAGCCAGGAGAACTTAGGCCGCCAGACCAATGCGGTCTCGGGCGAGGCCATCAAAGCCCGCCAGTTGCAGGGCTCAGTGGTCACGACCGAGCCCTTTGACAACCTGCGCTTTGCCACCCAGGTGCAGGGCGAAAAGCAGTTGTCCCTGACTGAGCAGTTCTACACCCAAGAAAAGGTGGTGCGCCTGACTGGCTCCAAGGGCGCGCTGGAGTGGGTCAAGATCAACGTGCCCGAGGTGCAGGCCGATGGCTCCGTGCGCTTCATCAACGACATTACGGCCAGCGCTGCCGATTTCGTGGTGTCTGAGCAGGACTACTCGGGCACCTTGCGCCAGGTGATGTTTGAGGCCTTGAACCAGATGGCCACGCGCCTGCCGCCCGAGGTGGCGCTGCGCCTGATGACCATCGCCATGGAGTTCTCGGACCTGCCCAACAAGGACGAGGTGGCCGACCAGATCCGCAAGCTCACGGGCGAGCGCGATCCGAACAAGCCCATGACGCCCGAGGAAGAGCAGGCCGCCCAGGACCAAGCCGCCCAGCAGTCCGAGGCCTTGCAGATGCAGCGCCAGCAGGCCATGCAGGCACTGGAAGAGCAGGCGGCCAAGATCCGCGAACTCAACGCCCGCGCCGCCAAGCTCGAAACCGAAGCCCAAGCCGCTGCCGGTGGTGGCCAGCCTGGCGAGGACGTGCAGGGCGCGCTCATGCAGGTGCGCCAGCAGGCCAATGACGAGATCGATCGCATGACCGAGGCACTGCGCAAGGCTCAGGCGGATCTGGCCAATCAGACCATCCGCATGAACAAGGAAGCCGACACCAAGCTGGAAGTGGCCCGCATCGATGCGGATACCCGTCTGCGCGTGGCCGAGATCCAGGCGACCAGCGACAAGAAGATCCAAGCCCTCCAAGACCGACTCGACACCGTGATGCGCTCCATCGAGGCACGCAATGAACTCAATCAAGCAGGAAAGACCAATGCAGGAACCAACACTTGAAGCCACGATCAGCGCCGCAGCCAGCAAGGCGACGTACACGGGCGCGGGCACCAGCGTCATGGGCTGGGTGCTATCGAGTGAATTCACCATCCTGATCGGCCTGCTTGTGGCTGTCGGCGGTTTCTTTGTGAACTGGTACTACCGGCACAAAGAGGACAAGCGCCAGCAGGCCGAGCATGACCGGCGCATGGGGCTGTACGAGTGATGTCCAAGCGCACGGTCATTGCCAGCCTGGCCCTGAGTGCTGCCGCCCTGGTGGGCATTGCGCTCAAGGAAGGCTACACCGATCAGGCCATCATTCCGGTACCGGGCGATGTGCCCACGCTTGGCTTTGGCACAACCGATGGCGTGAAGATGGGCGACCGGACCACGCCGCCCCAGGCCCTGGCACGCAAGCTGTCCGATGTGCAGAAGTTCGAGGGCGCGATACGCCAGTGCGTGCGCGTGCCCCTGCACCAGCACGAATATGACGCCTATGTGAGCCTGGCCTACAACATCGGCTCTTCGCTCTTTTGCACCTCCACGCTGGTGCGACTGCTCAACCAGGAACAGTACGAGGACGCCTGCCGCCAGATCCTGCGCTGGGACCGATTCAAGGGCCAGCCCGTGCGCGGCCTGACCATCCGCCGCCAGTCCGAGTTTTCCCAGTGCATGGGCGAGGGTGCCAGGCCATGAGCGTGCGCATCGTTGCCGTGATCCTGGCCATCGTGGCAATGCTGGCCGGTGGCTGGAAGTGCTACGTGGTGGGCCGCAGTGATGGGCGCGCCGAGGTGGCTCAGATGTGGGACCAAGAGCGCGCCAAGACCGCCATGGCCCATGCCGACGAACAAGCCCGCGCCCGCGCCCGTGAACAAACCCTCCAGCGCCAGGCAGACGAAGACCGACAGGAGAAACACCGTGAGATTGCTCGCCTTACTCGCCAGCGTGATGCTGCTCTTGACAGCCTGCGCCAGCGCCCCGACCGCCCAGCCGATGCCCCTAGTCAAGCCGCCGCGCCTGCCCAGCCTGGACCCAGTGCCCAAGGCTGTACTGGAGGCCAGCTTTACCGACCGGATGCTGCTTTTCTTGTCGGGGAAGCTGCCCGAGCCGATCTCATTCGAGCCGAGCTTGCCCAGTGCCAAGCCCAATACAAAGCCGCCGAGCGCGCCCTGAATGGCGATCAATAGCAGTTGTCTCCAAGGTGGCGCGAGCCGCCCTTAGCCCCGGTTGCCCCAAGCGCCGGGGCTCTTTTTCGGCGTGGCAAGCATGGCAGATTTGCCCGATCAATTCACACCCCCAACAAGGAACCACCATGGCCAAGAACAAAACCGCTGAAGTCCTCATCAAGGCCGATGAAGAGTGGCGCGTCGAGTCTGACCTGCGCACCATGATTGAAGCCGAGGCGATCAAGCAGGACGCCAAGCGCTACGCCAAGGTGCAGGCCATGGCCAAGAAGCGAAGGATGGAAACCGCCAAGGTGGCTGGCGGCACCCAGGACTGATTTTTCAACCCCCCGAAAGGAAGCGCGCATGAGTGCTGCAACTCTTGACCAGGACATCCTGGACACCATGACCCCCGAAGAACTCGCGGCCATCAACGACCCCGAGCACAGCGAGGCCGAACTGGAAGCGATGCGCCGCATCGCAGACGATGACGGTGACGATGATGGCGACGACGACGACCCCAGCGCCCCGCCCGTAGAAGGCAAGGACGCACCGCCCGCCGCCGAGAACAAACCCGCAGCACCAGCTGCCGCAGCAACGACCAACACCGATCCGGCACCGGCCAAGCCCGCCGCATCAGCAGCAGTCGAAGAGCCCGCCAA